TCTGCCATATCGCCCTGGCTATAATCGTTATAAATTCTGTATGCTTTAATTCTTTTTAAATTAACTCCCATTATATCCTCCTTTATTTTTTATTTCCCCATTATGGCGAATTTGAATGTAAAAAATATATTATTATATTCGTCTTAGTGGAGAAGTATGATTAAATATTAATCCCCAAAAAGGCGAATGTCAATACTTTTTTTAAAAAAACTATCATATTTTTAAAAATTAAACATATAATAATTAAATTTAGCATTGTATGATTGTTGATAAACATAGTATAATTAACATGGTGATAAAGATGAAAAATAAAACTGAATTTGCTACTAGGTTAGAAAAAAGAAGAATTGAAAAAGGATTGTCTAGAACAGAACTTGGTGAAAAATTAGGATTTTCAGGTTCAAATGCAAATAAAAACATATATAAGTATGAGAATTCAATGCGTGAGCCAGATTATTCAATTTTAGTAGAAATATCTAAAATATTAGATTGCTCAACAGATTATCTTCTAGGAGCAACAGATAATCCTAATAAGTTTTTAGGTAATATAAATGGTTCTAAATATGAGTTAGAAATGAAAGACGATGCAAAAAATAAACCATATGACAAAGAACAATTTGAAGACCTAATACGTCAAATTGAACAAATGCGTTCTAAAATTGATAGACTTATGGAAGAAAAATAGAGCCTTAATTAATGCTCTATTTTTTTTATGCATAAACTTGACAAATGTAATGTAAGTATACTTGCAGTCTTGAATTACTAAAAATTCTAAATTAAAATTTAAAAAAACAATAATTCAAAAACTTTAAACTATGTTGAAATAAGTTTTAAATGTTGTTATAATTTACTTATTAATCGAATGAATGTTCGATAAATCGGGGTGATTTAGTTTGGATTTATCAGGAATTATTACATGCGTTAAAGATGGTAAAGTTATTTATGTTGGAAAGGATTATGAATATGGCAACTGCAAAACAAATAGAAAAAGGAAAATGGAGAATAGACGTTTACAAAAATGGAATGAGAAGAACATTCAGAGGGAAAAGCTCTAGAGCTGTAGAAAAAATGGCAAGAGAATGGCTTAATGATATAGAAGAATATGGGAAAGAATTAAGGAAAGATAAGGTTAAATTACATTCATTAATGTTAGAACATCTTCTAGTAAATGTAAAAGATTCAGTTAGTTTAGGAACCTTTGAAAGATATATGAGTATATATAATACGCATTTTAAAGATAGTCTGTTCGGAGATATGGATATAAAAAACATAACTCAGGTACAAACGCAAAAATTTCTTAATGATAAGAAAAACCTTAGTCCAAAAAGCCTTAACTTGATAGTTATACTTCTTAATAATACGTTTAAACACGCTATAGCAAATAACCTTATACGAAATAATATAATAAATGATGTTAAAATACCAAAAAGCACATATAAAGAAAAAAAGATAGAGGTATTTACTAGAGAAGAGCAAAAATTATACTTAGAAGCTGCTTCAAATAGTTTTTATAATTTATTATTTATAACTGCATTAAGCACAGGAATGCGAGTAGGTGAAATAACTGCACTAAAATGGAAGAATATAGACTTAAATAAAAATATTATACACGTAACTAATTCTACTAGATTAGTAATGAAGTATGATGAAGATGGAAATATGATTGAAAATGAACTTGTTACTGGTGATACAAAAACTAAATCAGGGAGAAGAGATATACCTATCAGTGTATCATTAAGTACTTCTTTAAAAAAATACAAATTATCTACAGGATCAAATGATAAAGATTATGTATTTAAAAATACTAAAAGAGAACAAATAAAATATGACAGTATAGCTAAAGCTCATAAACTGATATGTAAAAAAGCAGGTATACGAATAGTAACATTCCACTGCTTAAGACATACATTTGCTACTAGAGCAATAGAAAGTGGAATTGACTATAAAACAGTTTCTGAAATACTAGGCCATTCTAAACCAAGTACAACTATTAATCTATATGTGCATAGTACAAACGATAGCAAGCGTGAAGCTGCTGAATTAATAAGCGAATTAATAAACGAATTAAGCATCCTCTAAAATGAGGATGCTTTTTTTATACGACTACGTCAATATTACGTCAATATTAATTTTATTAACATAGGCCTATCTATTATAAGCCTTGATAAAGCTGGAAGCGGGACTCGAACCCGCGACTTGCTCATTACGAATGAGCTACTCTTTTTTTAGATTTTGTATGATAGTTTATAAACATTGATAAAACGTTGTTTCTATTAGAACATCAACGTTTTTAGCATTAAACTTTAGTATTATTTTTTACAATAGTAAAAAATAATTTAAACATAATTATAGGCATAACTCCGTCAAAAACTACGTCAATTATAAAAAAATAGGGCACACACTGTACCCTATAGAAACTATTTTTTATAAATAATTTCTCCATTAACACTTATACTTATTATGCCCTCTAATAAGTCTTTAATATTAATAGTATTTTTTTGATATAACATGTAATTCTGCTCCTTGGATTATGTTTTTTAATATATAAACCAATTTAATCCACATTACATTTTTATATCCCTTTTATGTTATGTTGCATGAATATATACATGCCTAATAAATTATATAGATATATTTATGTAATGTAAAGTAAAAATTGTAATTTAATTCATTTTTATACCAAACATCTCTTGAAGAATATTATTATCATCTCTTTTTAAGTAACTTTCAGTTGTTCCGCTATCCTCATGGTGAGCAAATATTTTTAGTTGCTCTAAAGAGAAACCTTCCTCTTTGCATAACTCACGACATATGTAGTGTGTACCACGTTTCATATTTTCAAGAGCACTATGTCTAAATGAGTGTGGTGTGAAGTGTATATATTCTCCTTCTACTTCTTCCAATATAGATCTCATTGAAACTACCCAACCATATATGGATTCGTAACTAGCAGCACGTGCATTTTCACCATTTCCAGTAATCCATAATTCATTTAAACTATCTTTTCTTGTCGATAGATATAGTCCTAAACTCTCATGACTTCTGCTGAAATATAATAACGGAAACTGCTTACCACCTTTTCCACGAACTGTATTTGTATAATTACGTTCTAGTAATCCTGTTCTTTGTACTTGGTAAATCTCTCTACGTCTTGCGGCAGAATCATAGAGCATATCTACTAATGCCATATATTTATACATTTCACGTTCTCTAAGTGCATTTCTAAGTCTTTTAATTCGTTCATCACTTAAAAACACTATTTCACGTACAGGTTCTTTGGATAATCCTTTGACCTTCTTTGATACGTTGTATTCGTATCCATATTCTTCTTCATCCTCAGCATAATCAAGCATACTATGAATTGCACTCATCACGCGACTACATCTTGCAGAAGATACTCCACGTTCTTCAATAAGCCACATTTTAATACGTCTAAAATCTTTCTTTTTCATTTCAAGGAAAGACATATTATTCATACTATCAAATACATAACAAATAACCATCCTAAGATCATAGCGGTATTGGTCTATAGTATGAATACTTTTCTTATTGCTCCTCAATTCAACCATGAAGTCTTCCATCAATCTTTTGTTTACCTTGTTACAACGTTTCCATTTTTCCTGTGTAAAAACTATTCTTCCCATGCTTTCAGCTCCTTCTTTTGTATTGCCAGTTTTTGTTGGCAAACTAACATACAAATAAGTAGGCCAAAATATAACATCTAATAAAAATAATTTTTTAAATAAAAAAGTTGATTGATTTTATGCGATATATTAGTACTAGCTAATCTTTGAGTATCAACGTGTATATGAATTATAAGAAGTCATTCTTTGAGACATTAAAAAAGTCCTACAGATGTATAATTTGCAGGACTTATTTATTCTTTAATTACTTCCTAATCATTTTCTAATCACTTTATAATTACTTCCTAATCATTTTCTAATCACTTTATAAGCTATTTATAACATCAAACTTTATATTGATTATATCTATTACGGTGCTCTCTATTTTGTAATTGCTGATATAAAGTATCTTGAATTTAGAAAAGTATTTTTTATCTTTGTAGATCTTCTCATATTTATCCAACTTCTTTTTAAGTGAATTATTAAAACGTTCTACCTCTACAAATAGAACACCATACTTATCTCCTTGTCTAAGACCTAATACTGCATCTGGACGTATATTATCTAGCTTAACCTCACGGCGAAACTCTACTACATCATATCCCATACTTTTAGCATATAAAATAGTTTTAGCTGCTAAGTTTAGGTGTTCCTTTTGCTTTGGGAGTTTACCGCTGTAATAAAAGTATTTTTCATTAGGATTATCACGGTGTCTTTTCAAATAACCATAGTCTACTATTTTTTGAAGTCTTCGCATGGCTACTCTATAGCTTGGATAAAACAGTTTTTCTATCAAGTCACTTCTGCAAGGGTTCTTACTAACAAACTCTATAACTTTTAAGTCTCTAGACGTCATATTAATGCCTTAATTGCTTCTATATCCTTATGCGTATTTTCTTCTATATGTTTTTCTATATTCTCTATTCTATTTTTTCTACCCGTGAGTTTATGTCCTATTTGTTGCATTATTTCACTGTCTGTTAGGTAGTATGATTTGAATAATGTAAATCTACTTCCAACTTTTAAAAATGCTTCTCCAGGAGATTTTAAGTCGCTATGTGCTATATAGTTACCTTTTTGACCAGTAACTATCTCACTATCAACATTTGATTCAGTTTGAAATGATATAGTGTTTTTTAAATTGCAACGTATTATCCCTGGAAGAACGTCTGCACTCGGTCTTTGAGTCGCTATGATAATAATTATGTTTGCTGCTCTTGCACGACTTAAGAGGGCAAATAGTAGCTTTTTACATTCTTTATCTTCCATGAGGGCATTATATTCATCTGCAATTAGAAATACAGGTTCCATACCAGCTCCTTTATATTCTTTTGCACTTTTGCATTTAGCTTCAGCAAGTTTCATGTATCTAATGTCCATTAATTTAACTGTACTTTCTAATACTTCTCTAGCTTCTTCTATTTTAACAGCGTACTTACTTAATTTTGGATAGTCTAAATACAAAGTAAATTCTACATGTTTAGGATCTATTATTCTAACTTCATAACTATTTTGTACTATTTGTGTCATTATTACATTAAGGCATACGCTTTTACCTGTGCCTGTGGCTCCGAATATGCCTGTATGCATTTCTGTTCCTGTTAGGTCTAATTTAATACATTTACCTGTTATATCTTCTCCTAAAGCAAATTTTAGCGTTTTAGGTATAGATGTAAAATCTTTTTTTATTACTTTAGGATATCCATTCCTTACCTTAGTTAGAATAAAAGTATAATTTTCTTTGCTTATGCTAATACTTGAATGTAAGATGTTTTCCATTTTCTCTTTATGTTGCTCTATATCCTTAAATTCCATTCCAGGTGGTATTGTATAGACTCTTGCAACATTTTTTCCTATTAAGCGTTTACCTAAAAGTTTAGGGAATACACCGTTTTTATTTTTTATACCAAGAGTGCTAAACATATTCTGATATTCTCCATAAGATTCTAAACCGTATGCAAGTAATGATCCACATACACTAACTGCACCAGGTACCAACAGAAGTGGCATAACATTATGAGCTGCTACCATAAGAGTACCAGTGATAAAACTAGTTAATAATTTCTCACGATTCATGAGACAACCCCCTATTCAATCCACTATACAATCCATTTGAATACTAAAATAACGATTTTACAATGAGTGGACTAGCGTGTTTGCACACACTTACTCGCCCACTCGTTTCACCGTGGCCTGCGTAAAAGACCAAGACCACGCACCTACCCTAATCTATAAATCTCATAAAAGATTCTGCTACCTCTAAAGCTTGCCTAACTGGTCCAGTATAAATAACTAATATTGCAGTTATCCCTGCTGCAATATTTACCCTTACTATCCATTCTTTTTTATCACTTGCATCAAGCAACGAGTTTAAAACGCCTGTTGTTAATGCTAACCCACCTAATTTAAGGACTAATGTTGCACCTGCACTTAATGAAAATACCATACAATCAACCTCCTACAAATTATTTTTTTATTTCCTTTAACTCTAGCTTTTCCTCAAAAAGAACACCCTTAGTAAATGCATACATTATATTTTGTTCATCAACAATTTTTTCAGCATGTTCAAGCAGCCATTCTAATAAATTTATTTCTACAATTAACTTTTCTTCTTTACTCACGTAAAACACCTCACTATAAATTCATAATTTCATCAATAACACTATCATCTAAATTAATATTGCTTTCTCTTGTAGTTGATTTTTTCATTATTTCATCAAGTATTTTCTTAAGTTCTTCGATATTGAACTTCTGTTGATTTTGATTAAGTAACGCATTTTCTACATACATACTTCTTTTTTGCTTTGGAATACTTTCCCATATTTTAAGTGCCTCACCGTCTAAATTTATACATATCCGCATTTCTTCACCCCCAGATTGTATAATCCACGTACCGTATCATATACAGAACCTATACTGCAATTACTAAACTCTTGTATTAGTTGTAACTCTAAGTCCATAGCTCCGCCACCTGAAAACAATATTTTATTAAGCGATAGATTATAGCCCTTCTGCTTTAATTCGTTTCTTAGCTGATTTATGAAAATTTTATAATGCTTATCTATTATTTTATATTGTTCTATAGTTGGATTTTTCATGATGTAGTTCAATTCATATTCTTTCAAATGAACATTTAACTGCTGATTAAACTCATTGCGAATCCTTGTCTTAATGTTGTAAACTCCTAGATCAAAGTCGTCTTCTGTGCCGCTTATAAGATGCAAGTTATTGTATTGAGATACATTAACGTTGTATCCGCCAATATCGATTACGCTTACAATGTTATTTTGATACGCTTCTTGATAAGTTAGTAGCGCAGCGGCTCCTTCCATGTAGACAATAACATCTTTTATTCTAAATATATCTTTACCTCTATTTGTTGTTATCTCCCACTCGCCTATTAAAGATTTTCTATATGCATCCCTAAAGTCATGTCTCTTAAATTGATTAACTGGTAAGCACGTTATTAAGAACACATCATGTTGCTCATGTAAAATAGATACTGCAAACAATGTGCAAAGCTTATGCACAATGCTATCATGCTTCAAGTTATCTATATCAATATTTCCCTCTCCTATCTCGTACTTTCTTCCATCTAACATTATAAATTTATCAGCTTCAGCATTCTCTTGTGCCTTAGTCCTGAAGTTTATCTCATTGATTTTGCTTTTTGCCTTTGTACCATAGTTACCACTATTAACTGCTATAACTTGCATTAAACCACCTCTTATATAACATTTATATAAGTCGATATTATCTAAGAGAAAACTTATATAAGACTTATATAACATATATCTATTCACTAAAAGTTGGATTATACCTACTTTTAAAAAATATTTTAGAGGTGATACAAATGATAAGCTATAAAGGTTTGGAAGATGTTCTTAAGAAAAATAATAAAAATAGGAAATACTTGCATGAGAAGTTAGGAATAAGTAAAGATACTATTGCAAAGTTTGCTAAATGCGAAAGTGTAAGTTTAAGTACTGTTGAAAGAATATGCATACACTTTAATTGTAGGATTGAAGAAATTGTTGAAATAAAAAAAGGACCAGATGACTAATAGTCAACTGGTCCTTTTTCAATCTCGTATTTTATTTAGATGTCTTTTTAACTTCAAACACCTTATCGCATATTTTAATAGTTGCCCATATTGCTATTATACCTACTAATGAAACAATTAAATACGCCCAATAGCAATCATGAGTAACTTTGTCTCCACCACTTATTAAAATAATATTCTTTTCTACTGAAAAGATACCTGCTCCTATTGCTGCTGGTATTAATAGAATTATATTGCATAAAAATGTTATTAATGCTATTATTCCATATACTATACCATACTTTTTAAATACATTTGTTATATACCACTTCTTAAAACTTCTTTTTTCCTCAAATAACTCTAAATCTTCATCTTCCATTAGAATCACCCCATATTTTTTAAGACAATTCTATATTATTTAAATATATTTATCAACTTATTTTTTAATAATTCATACCTTACAATTATATCTATCTGCCATTGCTTAAGATTTTTATACACAAAAACCACACTCCTTTGCTAGAGTGTGGCCTTTTTCATAACTATTTAATCAAACTGTATTTTTATATCTCACTTGCCCAATATTCTGATTTAAAGCCTTCCTGATTATATTCTTTCCTGTAAGATTTTCTTAGCTCTAAATAAGATTTTACAAGTGCAAAGCATGGATTATATCCATCTTCTTTATTAATTTTGTTAAACTTTTCAACTATATCTTCTAAACAAGATATTTCAGTTTCATTTATTTCTTTCCTAGTCACAAAGATACCTCCTATCAAACTATCTTTTTATTTTTCATATAAAAACTCTATAGCTGCATCTTGGCTAATGTAGTAATAGTTGTCTTGCTCTAAGCTGTATGCTACATACCATCCAGGTATAAGACCTTTAAAGTTCCACATTCTCATATCTTGACCTAATACTGTTTGTTCATCAATTGTATATCCAACTTCATAACCTGATAAAACTTCTTCATGAATTGGATTACTATTACCTACGCTTGCACTAGCAACTTGTGCAATAGAAAGTGTTACTGCTGCTAATAAAACTAAAAGTACTTTTTTCATATTAATCATCCTCCGTTTATTTATTTCCTGTTCCTTATGATGTAATTGTATTATATTGTACCCAATATAACAAGTATAATAATATACAAATATGTACCCAATATATTATGCACATTGTATATAGTACCCAATATAATATATATATTATACTAAATTAAAGGAGTGAATACATATGGCATATAGTGAAGCACAGAAAAAAGCTACTGCAAAATACATGAAGGCTAACCTTGATGATATTAAATTAAGGGTTCCTAAAGGTAAACGTGAAGAATATAAGAAACAAGTATCAGATTTGGGATATAAAAGCTTTAATGAATTTGCAATAAAAGCAATTGAAGAGAAAATAGAACGTGAGAAGACGGATAATTAAAATCCGCCTTTTCAAAAGTAATTTTTGCATAAAAAAAGATGCTAGATCACCTGCCCTAGCATTTTGTTGCAAACTTTATTAAAAGTGACCTTACATTTTCTTTTGTATATTTCTTGCTTACCCATAAATCAATATTTGAGATAATTCCTTTTTGTTTAAGTTCTGAAATACCACCTAATCTATCAATAAGTGCTGGCACATTGTTTAAATTTATTAAGTCTACTCTCTTCCAACTGTTAAAATCAAGCTTTTTCCCTTTTTTGATAATCTTACTTACTGCACTTGCAAGTTCTTTATCTTCTTTATGAATAACTTTATCGTATTGAGTTAAATTATTAGACTCTATTAGTTGTATAAGCTTTTTAGCATAGTTTGGGTCTGTTGCGTACCCTGCCTCATGAATGTACTTACAAGCTTTTTTGTAGTCTGTTTCACCTACAACTTTAGCGTATCTACTAAGAGAAGTTAAAAACTTGCTATGATCTATAATACTTTCTTCCCAACTATCATAGGCTCTAAATCCACATGTAACATTTGTTCTAACACCATCGTAATATTCTACAGTTCCGCCTGTCCATACTTTACCTTTCCAACTACTACCTGGCTTAATACCAAACAGGGCATTCCCTTGCTTAGTTAATCCACTATTACCATCTCCGCTTTCAAGAATTGCTTGTGCAATAGTTAAGCTATGTAAAATACCGCTAGTATCCTTTTGAACCATTGGTGCAACTTTTGCAATAAAATCTTTTCTTGTATAACTCATTTTAAACTCCCCCTTTGAGATTCTTCCCATTTTTTAATAAGCTTATCATACCCCATCATGGCCACATAAGAAACTAAAAAACCTACGATAATTGCTGCAAATAAGTAATACCATATAAATTTACTGCACGAATAACTAATATATACAAAATAACTGATTACTGTTAACGCAATACTTAACACCAGCGTATAAATATTTGTATGTACTTGGTTAAATGGGAATATTGTCTTTGTGATTTCAACAATCACGTTAACAAGAAATACTATGATGCCAAAAATAAAAATCAATGTTGCAATATTAAATTCCATTATTAATCATCTCACTTTCATTTCTTTTTTCTTCTCGCGTTTCTAAAAAGCTTTTAGCGAAATACGTAGGGCAAATAAATTTGAGTGCTCCCCAACATTCAGCTACTATCGTGTCAAGGCTACACCCATTTTTCAGGTTGACGTATACGCTTGATAATGTAACAATGGTTGTAAGTATAAGCACTAACCTAACAAGCGTTTTTGAAAACTGTATCTTGAATTTTTCTGTTTTAGCTTTATTTAAATCTTGCCTTTCTTTGCTCCTATATTCTTCAATAAGTTTCCTCTCTTCTTTATTTAGCACTTACACCACCACCTATTTATTTATTCGTTTGAAACACCTTCTAGCTTATCAATCCTATGTGAGTTAGAAAGGCATCTAGCTTCAAGTTTAGCAAATTCTTCCCTTGTAACTTGTTTTCTAATTACATCATCAACTTTTTCTGTTAGCTGCTTTATTGAATTTAAAATCTCACTGTCTCTTTTGCCCTCTTCATAAGCCTTCTTACGAATTGATTCATCAATTTGTGTATTGTCTTTCTTCCTGTTATTAAAGAAATTCAATATTGTTATAAGTCCACCTGTAATGCCAAGTATAGCTAATAAAATGCTACTTAATTCGCTTACACTCATATTATTTTCCCCCTTTAGGTTTCTTTGGTAGTTTAGGTTTCTTTGCCATTATTTTCACCTCCACTTTCGTTATGGCTTGTACTAGACGACTTTGTTTCTACTGTAAAGCCATCATAGTTATAACTGTTATATATTTCAAAACATAAAACAATTCCAACCATAATTATGAACGCAATAAATACACGACAAATCCATGCGAAATAGAACTTATGGTCTTCATCATTCTTCTCGTTATGTCTTCGTTCATCCTTTTGGTTATCAATTGATTTGCAAGTTAAATTTATTGAATCTTTAAAAAGTTCACTTTCTCTTTGGTCCATACTAAAAATCACTCCAATCTGTCTTCAGCATCGCCCCCATTCGTGTTGTAAATTCTAGTTTATTTCTAGTTTATATTTAGTAATTTATAGTAAAAGGCATAAAAATGCTCCTGGACAATAGGTGTTATTTTTATGCCTTATTATATTTTGAAATTCTTCTTTTATTAGCTATAACCTACTCTTCCCCACCTCCACGTAAGGACTCATTCGGTTTAGATTTAGCTTTCTGCTACTGGATATGAGAATGTGCAATATCCAGTTTTACCAACACACGTTGAATCTGCGTTTAAATCAATTGAACCATCATTTTTAATAAAGACAAGTCCAAACGATGTGCCTGATGCATCTAAACTAGAAGACTGAGAAATTAATGGTTTTGGTAAACCTGTAAATAATGTTTCGACATTACACGATTCTGATATTTTCAATGACCAAATTGAAATGTAGCATATGCCATTTTTAACTGTATAAATTGCATAACTATCACTATTAGTTAAAGATACTTTACTTGATAATAAATTATTTTTAATGTTAGTTAAAGCAACATCATCTACTTTAGTAGAACATACTCTTCTCCATCCACTATCATATAGTAATGTGCCAGGAGTATCTCCACTATATAAATATCTTATATATTCACCTTTCTTATAATTGCTATATCTATATGTTCTTGTACAATATCTCGTATTCCACGGATTATTATCTGCAATCCAATTACTTAATACTTGTAATACACCGCCGTCTTGCACTGGTAAATCATCTAATGTCTTAGCAAAATCTGAACTATGTATTGACCAGTTACCAAATGGGAATTGTAGTACACTATTATTAGCTTTTGTTATTATTTCATTTGATGGAACAACTCCATTTAATGATGAAAAGATAGATTTAGAAGTAGCTATTTCATCATGTGTACTACTAATACTAATACTTTTAGAAATACTTGTTTTATCTATTTTCTTATCAAGTTCTGTTTTTGTCACTAAAGCACTAGCAACTTGTTCATCTGTGCAAGTATCATCAATAGTAGTAGCTATACTTGTTTTATCAATCTTGCCATTCCATGATGTTCTCTCAGCTGATGTGATATGAATGTCTGTGTTGCCAGTATGAGTTGTTAAGTCTGTTTCATTAGCCTTTTCAGATACCTTATTCCAATTTTCTTTCTCTGTGCTGATAACATGAATACTAGTATCGCTTGTGTGAGTCGTTAAATCGCTTGTATTGGCTTTTAATCCTATTGCCTGTACTAATTCATCATAGAGTGCTTTCGCACCGTGTGTGCTAAATATGTTGTTTGTAGACGTTTCTGTTTTATACGTATCATCTACACTTAGCAAAGCAAATAAAGCATCTGTGTCTATGTTACTTGCACCTAGTTTGCCTGTTATTTCAGTAACTAGGTTAATAGGATTTGTTGTGAAGTCCCTGTGATTATCAGCGAACCCAAAATAAGAAGGATTGCTGCTATCTTTATCAATTAAGTAAGTAGTCTTAGAACCATCATGTGTCTCATCTGCTAATACATAAATGAGATAAGATATACCTTCAATTAATGCTGATTTATCATATACAAGCAAGTCAGCGTATGTTGCTACTGGTGTATCAATAATCTTTACACCACCATTTGCAAACAGATTAACTAAGTCCATAACATTCATTGTTAAGCCTTTAAGATAGTTGATCTCTTCGATTGTTGCTTCTTGACCATCTAACTTTTTAACCTTTAATGTACCATTTTCATTTACTACTGTTACTTTATCTATCAAATCTGATAAGTGCTTGGCATCTCCGCTTGAGTCCATTTTGACCAGTTCATCTGTTCCACTTACTTCGGAGTATTCATGTTTACCAGTAGCTGCATTATAAACTAATGTTTTACCATTGGCTTTATTCGTGCCGTCTACATCTTCTAACTCTTCCAAGTTAGCGTGTTCAATTACTGGCTTTACATCAATAGACTTCTTAGCTCCACCTACTGTTACAATGTCGATTGTTTTGTAATCAGCTGAGTAACCTGCACTAGCCATTAGGCCATTAGCTACGGTTTGTATTGAGTTTTTTACACCTGTGTCATCATAGTTGTCTACATTAGCAAGTCTTGCTATCTCTGTATCATCTACAAGAGACTTACCAGCTTCTTTATCAACCTTGTCTACTATTAATCCTCTTAACTCTGTATCATCGTAATCGCTAGTAGGTAATACGCCACAATCAATCTCTGTTCCATCATCTTTTGTTAGAATTAAGTGCTTATTTTTTACAGAAGCACTTATAACGCTTGCTCCATCATCACCTTTTTCTCCATCATTAGGCTTTGGGAATGTAAGTGGTAAATTTGTACCATTTGTAAAATACATTGTCATTGTTACTGTTCCGTCAGCATTTTTAGTTTCTGTAGCATGATCAAAACCACTTTGAATACCAGCTACTAATTTTTTTGCTTTAGAATAAGCTATATCTGCAGTTATCCCCATACCTATACCTCCAGCCAACGATTATTCTCTTGATCAAACTTAAATACATTACCTGTATCCATTTCAAAATAAGTACTACCGTTTGTTATTTCAATCTTACTATCAGCAGAATTTAATGGTTTCGCGTCAGTAGATAATCCATCATAACTAAGTATTTGTTTTCCTCCAATATAAGTAATACCAGTAATACTATACATATTTTCACCTCATTTCAAAAAGGCATAAAAAATACACCTATAACGGTGTTTTTTATGCCTTCAAATTATTCTTTTATTACTATTCAGTTACTTGTTCTGTAGGATCACCATACACTTCATTTATTACACGTTCGAACATTTTTGCATCTACTTCATTGCATGTTGTTTTCTTAATAAATAAATCTTCAAAGTAGCTACGCTCTTGAATATCACGACTAGCACATCTAGTCATAATCCTTCCCATTGCGGTTGTACCTTCATACTCTGCAATAATTGCTTCCACCTGTTTACTTGTCATTGGATTTGTCATAACTCACACGCTCCTTTTTTTATTTTAATTATTTAATGATAATGAATATGCTTAGATAGCATTTTCTAAATTTGTAACCCTTGCTTGCAAATCTGCAATCATATTTACTGTAGCAACTTGTATCCAATTGCTATATATTTTATTATAAGTGTCATAATCTCTGTAAAATATTTCGCCTGAAAATGAATTTAAAAATTGCCTAAAGTAGCTACTACTACCAGCATACGTAATCGGTATATTTCTTACGTTAAAGCTTGGAATACTGCTATAAGGTGTATTCAAACAACTATGCGCAACTCCATTAGTACCAGTTATCCACTCTGTATTCAAATCAGTTAAAGTGTTTAAATCTGTGTTTTCAGTAATTTCTACTTTTTTAACAACATGTTTATATAACTCCTTATCGTTCTGAAGAAGTTCATTAAACTTTCCATTCATAAAATCAGGTGTAGTCTCACTCTCAGGTGTATGATCAATAGCATTATCACCTTTTATTTCTGTTAATACTTCATAAGGTAAACCCATATTTCACCTTCTTTCTAATAAATTCCTATACAAATATCAGAATCAAACAGAGCCCTATCTCCTTCTACTGGAGTATATCCTTTAGGGTGCCTATAATACTTGCTTGATGTCTGCCCATTATCGAATTTTACTTTAATCTTGCTTTCACTAACTTCTAATACAGTAGCCCATATTTTAGTTTGTTGCATCTAAATCTACCACCCTTCTACAAGTATGTTTCATAAGATCACCAGCCTTAAGATTGAATGACCAAGATGTTTCTATGTACTTATAATCTATATCTCCAACTTTAACCCATACACAATCTAAATATCCATGTTTAGGGTTTATAGCAGTACTAAATTCAAGATGACTATAAACGCTTCTTGAATTATAAGCATCTTGTTTACATTTTGCATATAAAGTTGCTTGGTCTGATATATCACTAACTTCTTCTGCACTTACATTTGGAGCTCTGCCATCTATAGTTATAGGTTCATTTCCACTCTGTAGTGGATATGTAGCAATTATAGGAGGATCTATATCAACATCATTTGTATACCTAACGAAAATATTTGGTACATCAAAGAAATCAAAGTCTTCTGTCATGCTGCTAATTATAATACTATCATTACCTTCTATATACTCTATTGTGTGTTCACGCTCACTAGGTAGTTTGTAAGGGTAACTAATAAACTTACCATCATTATCAGGTATAAGGCTTACATAGTTTATAATATCTAATAGGTCATTTATAATGTCTAATTTGCTTGTACCAACTTCCCACTCATGGTCAGTACTTGTTGTAGCATTATTTGGAGTAATATCGTAAGATTCACTACCGAGTAGGTTTATAACTGTATTTATTACATTTGCACCAGCTGGTACATAATATCTTTCTATAACCTTATCATTATCAAGTATCTTTAATTTAGAGTAACAAGTAAGGAATCTAACAACTCCTGTTGAATCAATATTTCGATTAGGAGAAGATATTAAAAATATACCTAGTGGATACTCAACACCATCTATAATAGCTACAGGCTTTATTCTATCATTCATATAATCTATATTAAGCAATTCATCCTCTTGTATCTTTACAGTAAGTGATGACTTTAATCTGCCTAATGAGTTATAGCTTATATCTCCTTCTAATACATTATGAAGTATGTTAGTGCTAGAGTTACCAGGTAGCTTTGGATTATCATTTTTATCTAGTAAATAATACTTAAACTGTTCTAATCTCAATTTAACACCTCCTAACTATGATATGTTTGTATACCATCAAACTTCCATGTACCATCCCATTTTATTAACTTCAATCCTGTATTGTCACCTCTAAATACATTTTCCTCTAAGAAACTTGTTTCTAAAAATTCAAATGTAATAGTTATAATTCCTAAATCACTTTCCTGTAGTGATGGGCCACTAACTATATGACCAAACATTTTATGCCCTTTGCAATCCTTAAATAGTAATGGCTTTTTATTTTTCATAAGTGAAATTATATTTGTAATATCATATCTATCAGTTGTTGAAAATTGTATAGAAGTCTTCCAATACATAACACCATCTGTGCTTACCTGTGGTGCTTCTGCACCAGCAAATAGATTAGCTATCATAGTTGTTACTATAGAAGGTGTAACCTTAACATCATATTTAAAAGAAAAATATTTGTTCATATCTTCTATATTATATAATGTGTATCCTTTTACTTCTGCAATGCAAGTAACTACATCACTCTCAGAAATACCACCTGTTTGTCCTGTATTACGTGCCTTATATTCATATTCAACGCCATTTCCAACATACTTATCCTCCCAAGCATCATCAGAAGATAAGTTATATGCCATTCGTTTCCATTTTCCAAAATGCTCACGTTTCCATATTTCAGTATTTTTATACTCTGTATCATCTTCAATATTAGTATGTACATTTAACACTATACTTCCATTACTGCTAAAAGCTTGAATAGTAGGTGCATTTGGAACATCAAACTGTGTGCTAAATTCAAATTTAGCAACATTTGACCATAATCCATATTGGTTTTTAATCTTTAATTCAGCTACATATGTTGTATTATTCTCTAATGTATTTGTAAGCTTATAATATTTATTAGGGCTAATAACTTCGCCTGTTGTTTCTATTGTTGTAAGTATCTTATTTATTGTTAAGTAATATGCTACTTGCTCTTCCACATCCCATGTAATATAAGGCATAGAACTACTAACTAATGTCTTGCATGTAAATGTAGGTGTATTAGGCTTGCCATAAGCTATGAATGTAGTTGATATTGTATCGCTATTACTGTAATACTGTCCTATATAATTAACAGTAAGTGTTATAGATTTAGAACCATGACTTATACTTCCGCCAGGAATAACAATACTTTTTTCTGTTGTTCCTGTACCTGTATATGTCTTACCATCAACACTTAATAAAAATGATGTTTGATTTTCTGAAACCCATGCAATAGTCAAATTTTCATCTACATTAATAGATGTCCCTGGGATATCTATTAATACTGCTTTAGCCTGTGTATATTGTATATTAGTTAATTTACTTGTTGATGAGTATAAATATCCCTTTTTAGAAACTTTAACATCAAACGTTATATCACTATTATTTGTAAATGTACCAGCTTGAAATATAACATTATTACTTGTTACTGATTTAGTAGCTATAACAATTCCATTTTGAGTTGCTGTTATTGTTGCTTCTATAGTATCATCAATGTTCCAAGAAACAATTATGTCACTATCTATGCTATTACCTGTTATATTTATACTTAATGTTTCATCATCATAAACATATTCTCTTGTATATTTCTGCAAAACAAAACTTGTACTTGAATCAGATCCACTTGGTTTGAATATTAAACCATATTTAATATCTCCTAAACTACTTATATCAAATATATCACCACCTTGCACTTTATTTATACACACACTATTATTAGTTAATTTAGTTGGAAGAGTGTTATAAGTAACTGTATCACAATTAAAATCTTCATTTATTCCATATACATCTGTGCAAATACCTTTATATTGTGAATATACTTGAAGAAGTATCTTTTCATATGGCTTTACATTTTCTATACTAAACTTAGCAAGAGCTATTACCTCGTCAGTATATTGACCAGTAGTTGAATTATACTTAAATCCAACTTCTAGATAATTCCAATATTTAGTAACGTTTTGAAAGTTTTCATTTGGACTAGAACTTATTACATAACATCCCTCTAATATACTTTCAAAACTATGCTCACTTGTTATAGTATTTATCATAAATTATACCCACCTTCTCTTTGTAACCTAAGTATCTTATTGGGTTGTTCAGTATAAGCTTGTTGCATTTTAATAAACTCTGAGCATAATGTTTTCAAAAGATTATTTGTTTCAGTCATATCAACTTTTGTATCAGAATTTTTTCTAGTCTGTGAATCGTTATATACTGATTGTCCTCTTCTCATAAAAATAGTCTCAGGACCATTCTCTCCTACTGTATAGTAACCATCCTCAGATACATAGTTAGTTCCTGTTGCATAACCTTTTCTAGACTTCATATTATTAACTTTTGTTGTAGCTGAACTCATAGCTTCATTGCAACTATTAGCAGCATTGGAAATATATTTACTTCCATCACTTTTAGATAATAAAGCAATCATTGCAACTACCAATGCAATAGCTGCTGCTATTGCTAGTATAACAGGCAATGATATACCACCTGCTAATCCAACTGCAGTAAGTCCTGCTGCTGCTACACCACCACCTGCTCCTAAAGCTATCATCGCTGTTGATACGATTGAAAGTATTTTTGCTATACTAAAAAATGAAATAACTGCAAGTGTAACTGGTGCTGGAATAGCTGCTATAAGATCTATGATTTTCGCTACAACATTTACTATTGGAGCCATAGATTCGCCTAACTCTACAGCTGAGTTTTTTAATCTATTAATGGCTTCATTCCACTTATTGCTTGTAGTTTCTTCTACATTTTTTAGTGAATTGTCAAGCATTCCTGAACTTTCGCTTAAACTTGAAAGTACTTCTTGAAAATCCTTACCACCATTAGATGCTAGTATTGTGGCTGCTGTCCATGCTTCAGTGCTTCCAAATAACGTTGCCATTGCCTCGTTATTACCTTTACATCCTTTTACAATTCCTTTCAATACACCATCTAACCCTTTACTTTTAAGTGTTGCAGCATCAAATTTAATTCCAAGTTCATCAGCTTTTCTAGCTGCTTCACTTGTAGGGTTTGATATAGCTGATAATATACCTTTTAAATTTGTAAGTGCTGTGCTAGAAGCAATACCTTGTTGAGTTTGTAGTATAAGTGCTGCATTAATTTCATTCAAACTAACACCAATCTTACTACCTAGTGCTGATAAGTTACCAATTTGGCTATTATAATCTTCCCAACTTACTTTAGCCTGTTTCTGAGTATTAATTAATTGATCATAAATACCTGGTAATTCGCTGATAGAATAACCATAAGAGTTCATAATACTTGTTGATAGGTCAACAATTGTATTTAAATCAGTAAATGTTGCTTTAGAGAATTTAGCAGCTTCATTCATAAAGTTAATAGAATCTGCTGTACTAACACCTGAAGATAAAGCAGTTGCAGTTGCTTTTGCCATTTCTTTATCCAATATGCCATATGTGTTAGATAGAGACTTAACACTATTATTAAGTTCTCCATAACTCATTACATTTTCATCCATTAAATTTCTAGCTTGTATTAATTCTTCCTCATAGCTCATATATGCACTTGATGTTCCACTAACAAATGCTATAATTGCAGCTGTTGTTGCAACAAATTGACCTTTTAGCTGATCTAAGTTTACACCTGTTCTCTCTGCTCCTAGTCTAAAATTTTCTAGTTCTAATTTGGCTTGTCCGTAAAGTGTTTTTGATTTTTCAACTTCTTCATTTGAAGAAGTATATGCTGTTTTAAGCTTAGTTAATTGTGCTTGTGCATTATTAAGTTCAATTGTTTTAGAAGCTATTGCACGCTCATTTTTATTTTCAGCTGTAGTTAATTTTTCTAATTCTTTTTCTAAGTTTCTTACTTTGTCTTTTTGTAATTGAACTTGATTAGATAGCTTTTGATTAGTTATCATTAATTTATCAAAAGCGTTTCCAGTAGCTTGTACCTGTGAACTAGTCTTATTGAACTCTGAATTTAATAACGCCATTTGCTGATTAACTTTTGGAACACCTTCTCTTATTTTATCATAGTCAAAGTCAAGTTGAATTGTTCTCTTGTAACCTACATATCCTGCCATATGTTACCTCATTCCTTACAATATATCATCAAAGCTATCTACTTCTTTATTTTGTGTATATTCAGTATTAAGTTTTATGTAATCTATACTTGCACCTAAAGAATTAAACATACTTATTATGAAGTTTTTTTCAATTATTTCTCTTTCGCTATGCTTATTAATTATATAGAGTACTTTAGATAAGCTTGAACACCAAAATTCTTCATCAGGCCTATTGCATTCAATACAATAAGCATAATAAAGAAAGTCTATATCTATTCCTTTAATTTCATTTTCTTTATTATCTTCTCTATTTCCTCTAAAAGTTTTTTTTCGTTTTCTTTTCCACCTATCTTTATAATACTATCAAATGTTACATCTAAAACATCTTTTAATAGCATAGCATCAGAACATATAATTACCTGTGCTTCTTCTACAGTTAAATCAATATCCTTAATTCCTGACCATAGAATAATACCTGCTAATTCTAATTCGCTCTTTTCTTGTGCTATTTTTTCTAATGCTCCAAATTCGTTTTGAAGCTTGTTAATAGATAACATATCGAATGTAAAAATTAATTTTCTATCTCTAAAGTCAATTTCTATACTCTCTAATGGTGATACTTTATGTTTTCTCATGTGTTTATTCCCCCTAAAATTATTCAGTAGGTGCAGAAATAGTTGTTTCTGTTTGAACTTTCTTGAAAAAGTTATTAATCATATCTTCTGTAACATTGCTATCGCTACTATTTATTTTTACATATGCACGGTCATTATACTCTGATAACTTAAGTGCTGTAAGAGAAATAGTATCTTTACTAATTGGTATATCAGATGTAGCCTGTTCAACCTCTTCTTCAATAGGATCCGCTACACAGTATAAGAACCATATTTTTTCTACGCTTCCATCTGCTTTTTCATGTTCGCAACCAAATGCAACAGGATTTGAAGTACATCCACCATCATCTGTCTCTACTCCATCTTTATAAGTAAGACCATTAAGATATCTTTTTAATTCAGATGGTATATCGTTATGATCTATTCCTAGTGTATAACCTGTTCTTTTACTAATTTTTACTGCTAAAATTCCATCACCATATTGTTCGCCTTTAGCTGTGATAGGTACAATACTCAATTTCATAGCACCTGGTATATGCTGTGGGGTTTCCCAAGTATATGTGCTTACACCACTACTCGTAGTTTTTTTACATTTAGCTAAATGGAAATTTTTAACGTTAATTACTTGTCCCATTTCCTATTACCTCGCTTTCTAAATAGTTTAAAATAAATATTATATGGTCTATATTCCCTATTCCATCAACATTATCGCTGTCAGTATTAATAGTTTCTAGTTTAAATCCATTACTTGTAAGTATTTCTTTTACTTGTTTTTTAGTGCTAGTAAAATCAATACCATGTTTAGCAAATAAATCTACCTGTAATGCTCCACCATATTGTATAGCTTCACCATCTCCAAATTGCATACCGCCCTCATTAAAAAAATGATAGCTAATCACAATTCCTTTAACATCAAAATCAGGTCTAAAGTTATGATCTAAAGGAAGGTTTGTAGCTTTTAATATTTCATATACTTTATTAATCATTTAAAACACCTTCCTCAACTCTTCATCTAATATCTGTTGTATTTCTTCTTCACTACTTGATATTGCATTATCCATAAAATGTGTAGCACGATTTCTAAATGTACCATCATTAACTACATGCCATAGAGTACCAGTTTTCTTACCGCCTTGTACTTTGATAATTCTGTATCCAAACTTATCTTTAGTAAATTTAATTACAACATCATCTGCCATATGTATCTCTCGTGGCCTTTTTAATTCATGTCCATTTTTATTGTAATGTTTTTTCTGTATTGACCTTAAGTTGTTTTCTACTCTTGTTTTTACTACATGTGCACATCTCTTAAGCGTAAAATCGCTTACTTTACCTACATCTGTTAATATAGTTTGCATAGCCTTATCAAGGCTACTAGTGTCAGTTATTTTCATGCTAAAACTCATAACTAACCACCTTCAAATTTATTTTTTATTTAACTTTCAAGTTCAAAACAAGTTAAAATTGTATAACTTGTATTTCCGCTTAATGGAACTGCACTAACAATGTCATATAGTTGTCCATTATACCTAACAAACATTTTTCTAGTAACCTTATCATTTCGCCTTATTATGAAATTAACTGGAACTTTGTTACCTTCTCCCATTGCTTGCACTAGTTGAGAAGATGTTAACTGTTCTTGCTTTGCCCAAATATTAGTAATAAATTCATTGTATTTAATACCAAATGGCTCATTATTATTACCTTTTACTACGATATCTACCTTTTTATCCATGTCAGCTATTTTCATTCTATTACCTCCATAGAATTTAATTGAAGCTGCTGAATGAGCGGCCTAACTCCAAATGGTATCTCAATTTGCGCTCTACCATTTTCATTTACTACACTTCGATTAGTATACCAGTGTGAAATAAGCATAAGTATAGCTAATTTATATGTCTTTTTATCGTAGTTACTTTGTATGCCTGCACCTAAAAGATACTCTTCTGCTGTAAGCTTCATTGTATCAAGTAATGCATCTTCATATTCTCCATCTATTTTAAGATAAAGTTTAATTTCATCTAGCTCCATTTAAACTCCACCTTTCTATAAAAATTATAATAGTATAAAAACTATTATCATTTACTTATTTATTGGATTTCAATTTTACCAATTACGATTGCTTCTGTATCTACAGCTTTACAATCAAGTCTTTCACGAACTTTTACACCGATTTGGTCTTTTTTCCACATATCACCTGCTTGGTCTGATGTTTCAATGCTCATGTACTCTCTATCAAATAGAGTAATACCTTCTTTGAAGTTTCCAAAGTAAATAGGCACAATTGTTGTTCCAGGAGTTGTTGTAGTATCATTTCCTAATGTCTTATTTGACACTACCATAATTGGATATCTACCAAATAATAAGCGTTTTGTCTTATCAGTAGCATCAACTTGAAGAACATAATCTCCATCTGTTGTCTTTAATTTGTCAAGATAGTTAAAACCAGTTTGATTTGTAAGCACCATTGAGCCATCTAAAAGTGCTGGATCTAATGTTTCATTGAAGATATCTTTGATATCATCAATATCTGTGATTGGAACTGCTTCTCCGAAGTTTTCTTTGATTGTTTTAATGATTAAGAAGTTTCTTGTTACTTTTGACTTCTTAGCAATCCATCTTTGAATAAATCCCATAATGTTTTCTGCTGTATCTGCAAGTAATTCTTTTGTTACTTTTAAGATTCCACCTTTTTTCTTAACTTGGTAAGGTATATTTTCAAATTGTGGTCCTTGTACATCAGGGAAGTCTGCTTCTTCATCTACGTTATCCCATGGTGTTGCATCTGCATCTTTTTCAATTACCCTACTGCCTTTAAGTGTGGCTACTGGCTCAACATTTACGATTGTTTCAAGTGCATCTAATGATCTTCTTAATTCTTTAACTTTTGTTTGAATATCTTGTGGTACTGTTAAACCACCATCAGCATCTTGCCCCTCTGTCATGTTTGTTACTGCGTCAAGTACTTCCATTGCTTCTTCAGGTGCTTGTTTTCTTCTTGCCATAGCTTTAAAACACTCTACAAACGCATTTTTCACACTCATTTTTGAGCCTTTTGGAGTCATTTCTCCTGCACCTTCTGGAACTAAATCTTCAATTCCTTCAAGTTCAATCATTGCATTTGCTTTGTTTTGCATTTCTTTGATTTCTGCAATCATGTTTTGTGCATCTTCAATCTTGTTTTCATTAACAAGATTTTGTGCTTCTGCTTTCTTTTCTGTAATTGAGTTTAATAATTCTCTTAATTCCTTAGACATAATTGTCTCCTTTCAATTTGTAAAATTTGCAATAAAAAAGACCTTATAATAGACCTATCTGCATCATTAATTCTGCTTTTAACTTTTCTGTGTTATCTTCTGGCTTAGTTTTTAAGTAACTTTGTGGTGTATTCTTGTAAAACTTAAAGCTGTCACTAATACAAGCTGCTGCTTCCAAGGTATTTTCAATGTTAACTGCAAAATATTTGCTTGTTTCTGTTGCTGTAAGCCATGTTTCAGCATCAACCAATTCATTAATAGTTTCAACTTCAACTCCATCATTAAGCTTTTCAGCATAAATACTTATAATTGACTCTTGAATACTATCAAGACATTCAGCATACTTCCTCATATCATTAGCATTTCCACTGCAATAACCCCATGGCTTATGAATCATCATCATGCTACCTGTTCCCATAATAATTTCATCGCCTACAAGAGCAATTACACTAGCAATAGATCCAGCTAATCCATCAATATATACTTTCTTCTTGCCTTTGTACTGTTTAAGCATATTGTAAATTGCAATACCAGCAAAAACAGAACCACCACCACTGTTGATATGTATATTTAAGTCTTTTCCATTTGCCGCATCCAAGAATTTCTTAATTGCATCAGGATATTGATCTTCATCTTGCCATGCTCCCCACCAGTCACTAACAATATCACCAAAGAAGTATAAATCTGCTGTTGTTTCTGTTAGATTTTTGATTTCTAGTAATTTTTTCAAGTTGTCTTTCATGCCTATTATTCGCCCCCTTTGCTATATTGATTCCCAACCATTGTAATAGGAATGTAATTACCATTACATATTAGCAAATCTCCACCTTCTTGCATTTCTAAATCTAGCTTATCTCTAGCCTCATTAGGTGTATAAATAGCGTTATTTACTGCCTGTGTTAATGTCTCCATCTGTGTCTTGCTATCTGCCCTTAATATTGCTAATTCATTAAATTTAAAGAAATACCCATTTTCAATTTCTGATGTAGATAATAGCTTATAATTAATTTCTTCTTCATACTGTTTTAATGTGTATTGCATACTTTCAACATAAAAGCTTAGCTGTTGCATCTCACTATTTGAATAAGAACTTTTCTCATAGTTATTAATTTGATTTGGTTTAATTCCAAATGCTGCAGCAATTTCTAAAGCTGTATATTTCTTTAATTCAAAGAACTGACTATCTGTTAGCTTAAGATTCAACGGTGTAAGTTTCATTCCAAGTGGAATAGGTATCATCCCACCAGCATTTTCTTCACCAGTTGCTAATTCTTCCATAGTTGCTTTAAGAACTTTTCTCTTTTCTTTATCCAAGTCACCTGTGTACTCTAGTACACAGCTTCCTGTAAGACCTGTTTCATACATATTGTTCATAAAGCCTTGGCTACTTAATCCACCATCAATAGTAGATTTAAGAATACTTCTAACAGATTCACCCATAATACCATTAAAACTAGTTGATGTTTTAAAATGAAGTACATTGTCGCTTCTATATGTGTACTGTTGTCCTGTTTCAGAGTCAGTATACACATAATAAAGTGCATCTTTCTTACCAAAATACCCGCCATTATCAACTAAGACTCTTACACAACTACTAGGCATAATCCACATATCTTTTAATTCAATTAGTTTATTTTTAGATTTTGCATATCTGCAATAAACATAAGCATTTCCAAAATGATTTCTATTCATTTCAACTGTAGACCAAAAAATACTAGGTGTCATATAAGGATTAGGTCTTGTTCTAAGTACTCTATATGTAGCATTTGGTTTTGCTCTAATAGTGCCTCTATCTGTTTCTTGCTTAAATTTTAATGGTAATTTTCCAAGAGTTTCAGATAGTAATTTCATACATGTAAAATAAGTAGTTTGTGACATTGCGCTTTTCTTTGTACCACTTATACCAAGCCATCTTAACAATTCGTCTGATTGTAAATCTGTACTTGGTCGTATGAAGTTCTTAATTCTTTCCCATAATCTCACTTATTTATCACCCCCTTTCAATGATTTCATCTTAATAGCCATTTCTAAGAAATCATCAACCTCTTCATTAACGTCATATGTATCAACTTCAACATCAATAGTCAGTACGTGTGCATTAATCAATGCTGCAAGTGGGTCAATCTTATCTCCTGATTTTGATTTATCTAAAAGAAAGTTTCCATTTGCATCTTGCTTGGTAACTGCATTACCACACGCCCAAGTCAATAGTGGATTGTCATTGTGGTACAAACACCCTTTATACGCTTCTTCTCTAAATGACTTAATAGGTTCTCCTAATGTTCTAAGTCCTTGTCTTATTTCAACCATATTGTATCCATCTGCTGACATATCATTAGCAAACTGTGTAGCATTCCATGGATCATATCCAATGTCTTGTATAACTAACTCAGCACCTTTTTCTTTATCTTTTATGTATTTCTTTACGAAATCATAATCGACTACTGCTCCTGGTGTAACTGTTATCCACCCTTTATCTCTCCAAAGGTCAAATTTAATTTTCCCTTCTTTCATTCTTGCCTTATATGTTTCTTCAGGAATGAATGAATGTGAAAAAGTATAGTAGCATGGCACGCCATTTTCAATTTTCTTAAATTCAAACCCTACACTTGTTAAGTCGAGTTTTGCTGACAAGTCAACACCTACATTACAACATTGACCTCTAAAGTCCTCAAAAGTATAATCACGCTTTGCAAGTGCCCATTTAGAGAGGTCCATATATCCGCCCTCTTTCATTTGAACCCACTTTCCAAAACTTTTTGTTACTACTTTTCTATAATCTTCCGGTTTATCTAATGCTGTTTTAACTGCAGTTCTTAAGTTTTCAAGTCCTTCTTCGTATGTAACAACTACTGGATTTGCTTTACCCCAACACGATTCATCTTTGATATCATCATCTTCTTCTAGCTCACAAATCATAACAAAGTATTCATCATTCTCTATTGGGTTATCTGGATTTAAAAGGTTTTTACAGTATTCATACTCTTTATGGCAAGGTACATCTAAATCAAATCCTGGTGTTGTAATAATAACCATTAATGGTTCTGCTCTAGCAACCATCCCTGAGTAAACAACATCATATATTTCAGATGTTTTATGACAGTGATACTCGTCTATAATACCTAATGTTGGGTTAGAACCATCACCAGTGTTCTTTGCTTCTCTTGAAAGTGGTTGAATAATTGAATTACTTCTTTTATGCGTAATATGTCCATAACTCGTTGTATATTTACCTTTAAGCATTTCACAACCATTTAACTGAGTAACAATCTCTTTGTAACACTTACTTGACTGTTCTCTATCCCATCCACCTATATAACACTCATTCTCTTCACCATCTCCAAGGAAAGTGATATATGATGATAAGATAGCCATAAGTTGTGTCTTTACATTCTTTCTAGCCTTTTGTATGTAACCCTTTTTAAATCTTCTATATCCATTCTTCTTTTTCTTCCAACATAGTAAGTTTCCTATTTCAAATAGAAGTACATCAACTAATTCTATATATTGCCCTTTAAGAACACCTTTAGTATGCTTGAACATACTTGCCCATGTATTTATTCTGTCTAACTCTTCTGAGTCAAAAAAATAAGGCCAATCATCATCATTAGATTTTTCTAAATCATCTAAGAACCTTTGGCATGCCCATTTATTAGCTTCACAAGCTACTGTTGTACCATCTAAAATTGAATTGCAATAATTTATTAATCTTTCTAGTAATATTTCACCATCTGTCATAACATACCACCAAACATTCTTTCAGCTTTAGATACTTCTTTTTCAGGTTCTTTCTGTTGTGGTACAACCAATTTACCTCTGCTGCTAATATCAAGCCCTAAATCAGCACTTGCCATTCTACACTCTTTGAAATATGTATCTTTAATTTTTGCTACTTCTTTATCTAATACCCAACAAGGATTTTCATTTATTGCTTGTACAACTTGTAAGTAACAATCCTTAGCAATTATATATCTTGCCAAAGCATCACAATCCAAATTAGTCATTATACCAAGTTCAAGTAGTTGCTTTGCTATTTTCTTAAATTCACTTTTTTGTGTTGCTTTTAAATAAGCTGGTGGCTTAACTTTATCTTTCTTTGGTTTAGCCTTCAGCTCTTCACTTTTTCTTTTTTCAATTTCAGACTGTGTAAGGTGTTTTTTACCCTTCATCTGAATAACTTCTAGTGGTTGCCTTGGCCTAGCCATATTTATGCCCCCTTAAAAAATTTGGTTTAGGGATTTTTGTGTGAGGAAAGCAG